AACAACATCAATCTACCAAAGGCTCGACAAGCTCCTGAGAACCGTTCTGCCGAACGCTCTTAAAGCGGAGTCTTCTGCTAAGACCCTTAAGTGTTTGGGCCTTGTGGTGTCTCAGGGGCAGTCTGACGCGCTAGACACAAGCGCAAGGCAGCATTACGGGCGAACCCTCAAGGGGTTTGTAAGAGCAGCTCGCGGTTTGATCGACACGCTTGGGTTTAATCCCTACGCAAACGGCGCAGAGATCCCCTACGTCCAGCCAAGGATCCCTTACTACCCCTACTCAATCAACGGCACCTACGCGACCGTTTCAGCGAACACTTATCGACTAGGCGCGGTTGGCTCGGAAACCTTAAACGCCGACACTGACAGTCTGGTTAACTCGGCGATTGAAGAAAACGCAGCGGTAGACGAGTTTGCAGCCACAGTCAAAGTTGATGACTTGCCTAGAAACACGACGGATTTCCGACTCTACAACGGGGTGGGAGAAGCCGAACTTGGCTCGCGTATTAGCGATAAGCTTGGGATCCTAATTGACCACGGTCTTTCTTATGGGTCTTCCGCACTTGCAACCACAAAAACGCGGTTGGTTGACATCTGCAACTTGGCATTGTCATCAATTGGAGACTCAGGACAAATCGCATCTCTTGATGATGGCAGCGAACAAGCATCGCTTTGCAAAAGGTTCTTGCCAGAAGCCCGAGACAGCCTGCTTCAGATGCGGCAGTGGGGCTTCGCTTTGCGTCGTAGTCAGCTAGTAGCTGTTCAACGCCCAGAGATGAATATCTATCAGCATTTCAACAGCTGCTACGTGATGCCTGCGGACGCTTTAAATGCGTTCAAGATCATGCCTCCCGTTACTTCCAGCGAACTGTTTGAGTATGCACAAGTTGGCACGTCGAGCTATTCAACTAAGTTTGCTAGTAGCGACGGGTCAAGCATTAGCGGCCCGGACACAGATGTCAATTCGCTAAACAAGATCGTGGTTGCAAGTGCGCCAAGCGGAGACAGCGGCGTAGTTATTGAGCCTAGCACTCTGCTGCCGATCCAATCTCACATCGAGCTGGACGCAGAACCATTCGCGGTTGAGCAGTCACCTTTTGGTTATCGATACATCTTCACCAACCAAACTTTCGCAACGCTCCAATACGTTGCCAAGGTGGTGGACGCAGACCAATACACTCCGCACTTCGCTACGGCTTTAGCCAACTACCTTGGCTCGATGTTGGCTGGGGTGCTGATCAAGGGCGACCAAGGCGAGAAGGTGTCAGCAAGACTTCTTCAGAAAACCGCTGGAGCTATTCGTCAAGCATCTTCAAGCGATGCAAACCAGCAGCGACCAACTGACAGCGACAGGCCGTTTGGATTCATCCCAAATCACATTGCCCATCGATGACAAGACAGACTAAAAGCCTCACTCGTTCTTTTGCTGGCGGTGAGATGTCGCCGGAAATGTTTGGGCGAATGGATGATCTCCAGTTCCAGGCTGGAGCCGAAACGCTTTTGAATATGGTGCCGCGCCCAACGGGGTCAGCCGCGCGCCGTTCTGGCACCAAGTTAGTCAGGCAAACAAGAAGCAGCGGTGCGTCACACTTGTATCCGTTTGTGTTTAGCCAGTCAGACTCGCTAGTGGTTGAGGCTGGCCGCGACACAATTGGCGGTCTCGACAGTGGCTATTTTCGATTCCACTCTAAGGGGGGAACGCTTCTCTACAGCGGCTTGGATGCGTTTTACAAGAGCGTCATCTTTTCGCCTATAGACTTAGTCCAAGTCGAATGTGTAAATGGTCTTGTAGGTCAGTTCACGCTAGCTAGTCACGGGTTGTCTGTAGGTGATATTGTTCAAATACAAGCGACAAGCATTCCGATTTGCAGCCCCGCCATAACAAACGGGCAGACGCTAATCGTGAACACAGTTGTAGACTCGAACACAATTACCCTTAAGCAAACAGCCGCGTCAGGAGGATCGGCCCTTTCGATAAGCGAAAAAGGGTTTGAGGTAGGGCTTCGCGGGGCAAACCTCACGCGCGGCAACGGCAACTACAGCGGCACCAATTATCGAGTCTTGTGGAGTGCTTACTCCGCAAACGACTACGGACATGCTCTAAAGCCTGGAGACGAAGTCTTCATGACAATGGAGCCTTGGAGTACGTCTAACGTCGGCTTCGACGGGAGCCACTTCAAACTTCTGCCGCAGGTTGGAACTAACAACACTCCTAGCACAGGAGGCCTTTCCAAAAACCCCAGCTACCTCGGCCAGCAAGTTATCTTCTTTGGCGACGAGCTTCCTTCCGGCATCGTGGCAGGCAAGCCTTATTACGTCATCAAAAATGATGACACTCACGGTGGCGACCCCATCTTTAGCATTAGCGAAGTTCGGGGAGGAGCTGCTCACGATTCTGGGGCGACAGGCTACGTGGGGTCTACCGCATCGGGCGGCAAAACGTGCTGCGCGATGCCACAAGCATATAGAGGATATCCTAGCAGCGGTGATATGAATCACTTCGATGTGCTGAAGTCTTACTGGGTAGCAAACCTGACTAACTCTACTGGCCCAGCCGGTGCCGGAAGTGGCATCCCAGCGGTTGGAAGATTTAGGCTCGCGACATCTCCTGGCGAAGTCGAGTGGTTGGCTGGCAATGTAGTTCAATACGTTGCTGGTTTTGGAGAGATGCGAATCCACAAGGTTGCCGACCAGGGCGATTTGGTTTCATACCGAGGCAAGCAATACTATTGCAGGAAAGAGCTAGCTAACAGGTCTGGCAACTTGAGAAAGCTAGATCACGATCAGTCAGCAACAAGAGTCCCGATAACCAGGACTGCCGACAAGGCTGAATACTGGCGAGAGCTTCCTGGCAAATCTACTGGGGCAGCTTTTACTGCAACCATAACCCGCACAGGAGGAGGGCTTCTTCTGGTCAACGCGACCGATCATGGACTCGCAGATGGTCAAGCGGTCACCATGTCGCAGGGTTACGCAGGCGTGGGGTGGTCGAGCCTAGCCATCACATTTGGCACTACTTACTATGTAGCAGCGAAAACTGATGACACGTTTGAATTAGAAGCTTCAGCAGTTGGAGGAACCCACGTCGCTCTTTCTACTAGCTTTTCTACGGGCGGCGTTCAGTTCCAGGCAGGCCCAGCCTTTAACACTACAACTGACAAGGTGCAGTGGCCTTCTCATGGATTATCAGACTCAGATCCAGTGGTCTTTAGCAAGCCAGCAAAGACTAGCCAAGGAGCGATAACAAGCGTGCTGCCGGGTGGTCTGTCTCACGACACCACCTATTACGTTGTCAACAAGACCACGGACGATTTCCAAGTCTCTGCCACGCCATACGGTGATGTCATCGGCTTGACAGGCAGCCCAAATAGCTGGCACGTAGCTAGTGGGGGCACTTACTTCGAGGTGCCTCACGACTACACCGAGGCCGAGCTTCCTGAGATATCGACCACGCAAAGCAACGATGTCCTAACGCTGTGCAGCACCCTGCGGCCAGCGACTGAGCTTCGCCGCTACAGTTCAACAAACTGGAAGTCAGGAGACATTGAGTTTAAGGCTGTCGCCAAAGCTCCTACTGACCTGCAAGAAGTAGAAATTGACCAAGGGCTTCACACCAAGGTCTATGGCGTTCGCACTGTCCCATCAGGGGCTGGAGTTGCCCCGCCTAATTTTACTATTGAGCTAGGAACTACTACCGGGCCTCTTTTAGAGCTGTGCTTTACAAATGACGCTCAGGCACAAGCCGGTCAACCTTTCCTAAACGACCCCCCTTTTACGGTGGGAGACGTAATCTATTTAAGTGGGTGCAGTGCATATTCTGTTCCTCTTTACAACGAAACGTTTGCTCCAGCTTTTGAAATCCAGAACGGGTATTTTGAGGTTGCTAAAATCTTTGGAGGTACCAGCGCAACCGATCCTGTTTACAAAGTAGATGTCAGAGCAACTGATGGCGGCCCGCCTGCTAGGAGCCGCATTCTTACGCCAGACCAGGGCGGTTCTAATGTGGTGGCTGCGGAAGCCAACACTAGTGGGGGGACTCAGTCAATACCTAGCTGGTTTAGCTACCAAAACTCAACTTCTCACCCAACGGGTGCTGCGGGGGGGACAATGTACAACGTCAACCCAGACGCTAAGGTCCGCATTGCTAGCCTGGGTGAAGACATCGAGCAAGAGTATGTAGTTACTTCGATTGATGTGAACAACGAGGAGTCCGAGGCAAGTGAGTCGATCAAGGTCGAGAACAACTTGTATGTCCCTGGCTCGTTTAACAAGGTTGGGTGGGCATCCTCAGTAGGCGCGACTCGGTATCGCATCTACAAAAAGATCAGTGGCCTCTACGGCTTTATTGGCGAGACTGATGAGGTCACGTTCAAGGATGACAACATCGGCCCGGACTTGGCTGTTGCCCCACCAATAGCTGATAACTCCATGCGTAAAACGGCTGCCGTCACGCTTAGTGACGATGGCAATTACGTGACGTGGGTTGACCACGGGATGCTTGACGGCACGCCTGTGTTGTTCCGCACCTCGGATGAGCTTCCTGGGCTAAACGAAAACCAGACCTACTACGTCATCAACGCAGCCAAGGACACGTTCCAGGTCGCCTTGACTGACGAGTCTCAGGATCCGGTAGATATCACAGGCACAGACACTGGAGTCCACACAGCGGTCTCTGGAGCCTTCCCAGGGGCAACCTCATACTACGAAGGGCGAAGAATCTTTGGAGGCAGCAAGATGTTGCCTCAAGACGTGTTCATGTCTGCAAGCGGGACCGAGGCAGACATGTCTTACTCGATTCCCACAATTGACTCCGACCGGATCTACTTCCGCATCGCCGCCCGCGAGCAGAGCAGGGTGAGGCACATCATCCCGCTCGCGCAGCTAATGCTGTTGAGCGATTCGACCGAGTATCAAGTCACACCGGCCAATGACGATATCCTCACGCCGTCATCGGTGTCGGTCAGGCCGCAAAGCTTTGTCGGGGCTAACTTCGCTCCCCCAGCCCTAGTCAACAACACGGTGGTGTTCTCAGCGTCTCGCGGTGGTCACGTTCGCGAGATGGGCTACAACGCTTCTGTCCTGGGCTACATGACCGGAGACCTTAGCATCCGAGCATCTCACTTGTTTGACAGCAACACGATCAAGGACATGGCCTACCAAAAGTCGCCGCTTCCAATCGTGTGGTGTGTCTCCAGTTCGGGCAAGCTGCTTGGCTTGACCTACGTGCCGGAGGAGAAGGTTGGGGCATGGCATCAGCACACAACGACAGACGGCACGTTTGAGTCTGTTGTGTCGGTGCCGGAAGGCGACGAGGATGTTGTTTATGTGAT